TTTCCGACAGAGCCGAATGATCTTCAATAAGATTGAGGACATTATGAAGACTCCCAAAGCTTCCATGTTTTCAGAAGCTGTAAGTAGAATTTCTAAAAACAATGACCAGTGGGTAATGGAAATTGGCCGCAGTAAAATTACTGCTCTTCCTCTTGGAGATGGCGAAAAGCTTCGTGGTTTCCGTTTCCAACGAATGATCATTGATGAGTTTCTACTCATGCCAGAGCGAATCTATAACGAAGTTATTGTTCCGTTCCTATCAGTCGTAGAAAACCCCACAGAACGCCAAGAAATCCATAATCTAGAGTCGAAGTTGATTGAGAGCGGCAAAATGAGAGAAGAGGAGCGCACTCAATGGCCCAACAACAAAATTATTGGCCTTTCTTCTGCCTCTTATAAATTTGAATATTTATACAAGCTATATCAGCAGTACGAAAATCTTATTCTCAATCCTGAGAAAAGTGATGTAGCACATCGCGTTATTATGCATTTGAGTTATGACTGTGCGCCTACTCAATTATACGATCAGTCATTGATTCAGCAAGCGAAATCAACCATGAGTCAATCTCAGTTTGATCGAGAGTTTGGCTCCATGTTTACTGACGACTCTAGCGGATACTTTAAAGTGAGTAAAATGGCAGCTTGCACCATTGAAGATGGTAGAGGTCAGTGTGTTGAAGTCGCTGGCGATCCACAGGCAGAATATATTCTTTCTTTTGACCCATCTTGGTCTGAAAGTGAAAGCTCTGACGATTTTGCCATGCAAGTCTTCAAGCTCAATAAGGAAACTAAACAAGGAACCTTAGTTCATAGCTATGCAATGTCAGGTACTAGCCTGAAAAGTCACATTTTTTACTTTTTATATCTACTACAGAACTTTAATATTGTTTCAATCGTTGGTGACTATAACGGTGGTGTGCAATTCCTTAATGCTTGTAACGAGAGTGAGATGTTTAAAGAGGCTGGGATTAAAATTGAATGCTTTGATGCTGACTTTGATAATCCACAAGAATATCAAACTGCCCTTAAAGAAGCTCGAAACCAATACAATATCGAGGCTAAAAGAATATGCTTGCTTCGCAGGCCAACTTCCTACTGGATTCGTAGCGCGAACGAGCTTTTGCAATCAGCATTTGACCATAAGCGTATTTGGTTCGCAGCTTCTGCCATTGATGACGACTATCAGCGTCAAAGATCAAAGAACATTCCTATTGACAAGATTAAATTCCTACGCTCTGCTGATTCAGAAGAAAAAGGTGATGCTGCTAAGATGATTGATTTCATTGAACATCAAAAAGACATGATTGACCTTACAAAGGCTCAGTGTGCATTGATTCAAATCACTACTACTGCCCAAGGAACGCAGTCTTTTGATTTGCCATCAAATCTCCGTAGGCAATCTGGGCCAGACAAAGCTAGACGAGATTCTTATTCGGCACTTGTTCTTGGCAATTGGATGATTCAAACCTACTTTGACATGATGGATTATAAAGCAGAAGAAGTAGAAACTACCTTTACTCCATTTTTGATTTAAAGTAACTTTAAAGTTGGATTCGTTCTTTTTTTGTGTAATATTAAAGGATGTCCCGCGCCTATAATAAAAAATCAGATTATTGGAAAAAGTTTGATAAAAAGTCACAATTAGACTTCTCCGAACAGATTCAAGCAAGTAGTATTGATCCTGTCTTAGCAGGTGAACCTTTTTACACATCAGATGCTTCTGTTTCATTACAGGTTTCAAAAGCTTCTAGAGAAGGTCTAACACGAACAGAGGCTACTGGAGGTCGTTTTAATAGAGCGGCTCTAGCGCCAACTTTTGATCGTTACAGCAGTATTCGTGCTGGTATGCTTCCTTACAGCTATTCTAACGATGGCGTTTATATCAGAGAGGCTATTGAACTGTGTCAAAAAGCTTATGCTAATGTTCCTATTTTCCGAAACGCTATTGATCTAATGTCTGAATTCTCCAATGGAGAGATTTATCTTGAAGGCGGCACAGAAAAATCAAGAGACTTCTTCTATCGTTGGATGCGCAAGATTCGCATGTGGGATTTGAAGGATCAGTTTTTCCGCGAATACTATCGCAGCGGAAATATTTTCGTTTACCGTACCGATGGTAAGTTTGACCTAGAAGACTTTAAGAAACTATCAACCGCTTACGCAGCAGAAGGGGATGTTACTGCAAATACAATTCCCCTCAAGTATATCATGCTTAACCCTTTTGATATTGTGGCTAAACGCGCTACAACTTTTAGCGCCATTAACTACGAAAAGGTTCTATCAGAGTATGACTTGGAAAGGCTTCGTCATCCTCAAACAGATGAGGATAGAGAGCTTTTAAATTCATTTCCAGAAGAGGTTAGAAAACAAATTAATACTGGTGCTTTTGCCAAGAATGGATTAAAAATTAAGATTGACCCAACAAAACTACATTTCGCATTTTACAAGAAACAAGATTATGAACCTTTCGCTATCCCTTTTGGCTACGCTGTACTTGCAGACATCAATGCCAAGCTTGAACTCAAGAAAATGGATCAAGCAATCACTCGCACAGTTGAAAACGTCATCTTACTTATCACAATGGGCGCACCTCCAGACAAGGGAGGCATCAACCATAACAACCTCAGAGCCATGCAAGACTTGTTCCGAAACGAGTCTGTTGGACGAGTTCTCATCTCAGACTACACAACAAAAGCTGACTTCGTTATTCCAGACCTTAACAAGGTGCTTGGACCAAGCAAGTATGAAACCCTAAACAGGGATATTGAACAAGGTCTTCAAAACATTTTCTTTGGCGATGATAAGTATGGCAATATCGCCACAAAGATTGACATGTTTGTTGACCGCTTGAAAGAGAGTCGTCAAGCATTTTTAAGTGAATTTTTACAGCCAGAAATTAAGCGTATTGCTAAAAATCTAGGCTTCCGTTCTTTTCCAGAAGCTCGCTTTAAGGAAATTGACTTCAAAGACAATACTCAACTCCTTCGCGTTACTACTCGCCTTATGGAACTTGGAGTTATCACTCCTCAACAGGGTCTTACAGTGTTCAATACTGGCAGATTCCCACAGGCAGAAGAAATCGCACCCGCTCAAGAAACCTTTGTTTCAGATAGGGAAAAGGGATACTATAACCCCATCGTTGGTGGGGTTCCAGTAACAGCCCCACCTGCATCAGAAGTAAACAAAACTCCCAAATCTGCTGGTCGTCCACAAGGAGCAATCACAGAAGCTAATTTCTCTCGTAAAAATATTCAAGAAGTTATTTACAAGATTGAAGATTTTGACAGCACAGTTAAAGCAAAAGCTAAGGAAGTCTTAGGAGTTAAGAAACTCAATAAGCAGCAGTCTTCTGCTATTGACGAACTCTGCAAAAAAGTTATTTGCGCTTACGAAATAGATAATTGGGAAACTAAAGCTTTAGAATGTGTAAAAGATTTTAATCAGATTGAATCTTTGGGGCTTCTTGACGAAGTTTCAGAGATTGCTGAATCTCACCAGTTAGACTTCTATTCTGCCGCAATTCTTCACCATAGTAAAACTCATGAATCCTGAACAAATCCCCATTCCTCTTGAAAAAACAATTAAAATTATTAATGGAGTCATTGAAGTCTCTATTGCAGAAGTTTCCATGACAGATCAAGAGAAGGAAGTCTATTCAAAATTCATGGCTAAATGCGTTTCTGAATCTTCCAAAGATAAAAAAGACGCGATGCTTTCTTGCGCTGTTGATTTCAAAAATAAAAAAGAAGAGTTGATGGCTAAATCAAAAAAGGATAGCGCAGACCTTAAAAAGGAAGCTAAAAAAGAAGAAGATTTAGAAGAGAAAGAGCAGGAAGGTAAAACTCTTGAAGAGAAAATTAAAATGGAAGAACAAGATATTAAGGACGACCAAGAATATCTAAAGGAAATTAAAAAGGGGTTAAAAAAATCAGAATCCGCCACTAAGAAACAGGGCAAAATGGAATACAATGAAAAACCAAAGACTCCTGCTAACAGCGTTGGTATTATTACTGTTGATCAAATCAACAAGTGGGAAAAATCTGAGAAAAACGAAAACCAACTCCAAGAACAAAAAGAAACCAAGACTGTTTGGAAAAATACTATAGATTTATAATGAATTTTAAATATAAAACAAAGTTCGATGTATCTTTACGCCAATGTTCAATTGGCGACAATTCTTTTATTTCAAAAGCTTCACTCGAAAATTTAAAAAGCCTTCTTCCAAGCAATCAAATTGATCTTAGTAAAAATATTGATTTGATGGGCGTGGCTTTTGACGCAGCAGTAATCAACCAATTTAACAAAAATGACGACGGAATTGACTCAGAAACCGCTGTTAACATTGCCCCGTATTTCATTCATAAGCCGACCAATATTGAGCATAACAAACAAAAAATTGTCGGGCATATTGTTTCTGCTGGTTTCAATTCTTGGGGAGACAATCTGCCACTAAGCAACGAAGAGGTTCTTGGCTCAAATGGATTGATTAACTTGGCTCTAGGAGCAGTAGTTTATAAACTTGTTGATCCACGATTTACTGATTTAGTTTATAAATCAACCAGCGAAGGTAATGACTTGTTTAACAGCGTTTCTGCAAGCTGGGAACTTGGCTTTAGCGAATACGTCTTAGCTGTTGGCAGCACAAATTTAAAAGAAGCCGAAGTCATTTCTAACCCAAAACACATTGAAGAACTTAAGGGTAGATTAAGAGCTTACGGCGGTAACGGTAAGATGGAAGATGGTTCCAAAATCTATCGCTTGGTAAAGGGGAATGTGTTTCCATTAGGTATTGGATTCACCTCAACTCCCGCTGCAAATGTTAAAGGTCTTCTTCTTGATAATGCAGAAATTGAAGAAGAAGTAACTTTCAAAGACAAAAGGGATAAAAAAGTTTTCGCATTTACTGAAAATAAAATTTCCCAATTTCAAATTAAAGATGTAAACAACAAAAAATCTATGGATTTAGAAACATTTCTTTCAGAATTAAAGGCTTCTCTACAAGAGAAGAAATTCTCCGAAGAAGCAATTGCTGGCATGACCAGTACTTTTGCTGATGCTATTCGTCAAAAAGATGAAGAATATCGCGCTGCAAAGCAGGAGAAAGAAGCTTCCGAAACAAAAGCCAAGGAACTCCTTGCTTCTGTTGAGGGTCTTCAAAAAGAACTTTCAGACACTAAAGTACGTCTTCAAGAAATTGAAGCTGCTCAAGAAGCTGAAAAAGCCCTAGCTCATTTCAACGCTCGCATGGAACAAGTTGATAGCATTTACGCTCTTGAAGACGAAGATCGCAAGATTCTCGCTTCCGAGCTTAAGACTCTCGACCTAACCGACGAAGCTTTCGCCTCTTATCAGGAAAAACTAGCAATTGTTTGGAAACATAAGAACAAAGAACATATTGCTCGTCTAGCTGAAGAAGCCGAAGCTAAAATCGCCGCCGAAGTTGAAAAGCGTCTCACTGAACTTAATAAGTCAAACGCTTCTGTTGTTAAAACACCAGAAGAACTGGCTGAAGAAGCTCTTGAGAAAGCTAAAGCCTCTGAAAAAGAAGGCATTGTAAATAACAACGGTGAATCTGGCAAAGAAACCAAAAGCTTCAAAGAAAGATTCGCTGCTGCTTTTTCTCGCGAAAATATCTCTATTTCCTAACTCTCTCAATTAATATTTATGGCTACAAGACTACTACCATTCCGTCAATATGATGACAACGATGTTGTCAACATGTACGCACTAGCAGATGCCGCCGTCAACGACAACGTAACTGGCGTTGGCTCTGGCGATGCTGGTGTTTTCGTTAAGGTTTCCGCTGGAAACTTTGACCTTGATCCTGTATCTTACACTACCGATAGCTACCTCGGCAAAACCGATTATCCTTTCGTTGGTGCAAATCAGTATCCTTCTGTTAACCTAAAGGTTACTCCTGCCGCTTCTGGCGACACCACTAACTGCCTAGGCATCACTCTCCGTCAGACTGCGAAGTATGACGAAAACGGTGAAAAACTTCTCTACTACCGCCAAAAAGCCGAAGAACTTATGTGCGTACTTCCTGGTCAATCTGTACCAGTAGCTACTCGCGGTATTTTCGCTCTAGGAGCTAATGCTTTCGACGGTACTCTAACTGTTGGTAATGCTTTCAAGCTCTCTGCTAACGGCGGTAAGATCACTGGCTGTCTTCATACTGATACTTCAAAGATCGGTACTATTCTTGGCACTGGTTCTCGCACTGCTGGAAGCACAGCGGATCAATTCGCTGGCACTGGAACCGCTACCTTCGCTGTTATCGGTCTTCGCATGTAATTTAACTAAGGAGAATAAAATAATTTAAAATGAAAATCTCTCTCAAAAGAACCCCAGAACAAGTCGAACTCATCAAGGCTATGGCTTCCCGCAATCGTCAGGTTGCTTATGAAGCTCAAGTTGCTCTCGCTGAATTCATTGGCCCTGTTCTAGCCGAAGTCATCAACAACGCTCCTACCCTGAGCAATCTATTTACTCAGCTACAGTTCAATGCTGATGACAATCCTTCAATTCCTCTTGACCTATACTATGATATTTCCGATGAGGACTATATCACTGTTTACAGTCAGAGCGCTGCTGGTGGTCTTCCACAGAACCAAGTCCTTCCGACTGTTTCTGAAATGAAGATTGCTACCTACTCCCTCGACTCTGCTCTTAGCTTTGATCGTCGTTATGCTGCCAAAAGCCGCATGGATGTAGTCAGCAAAACCTTCACCCGCATGGCTCAGGAAATTCTTCTTAAGCAGGAGCGCACCAGCGCCAACCTACTTATGACTGCCTTGGGTGCTGCTAAAACCAATACTCTTCAGCATTTGGTTTCTGCTACTACCGCAGGCGCTTTCCTACTTCAGGATTTCAATAACCTAATCACTCGCGCTCGCCGCATCAACACCTCCTTCTCTAAGGGTACTCCAGAAGGCGCTGCTAGCGCTCGCGGTATCACTGATCTTATCATCTCTCCTGAGCTTGAGAACAGTATCCGCTCCATGGCTTATAACCCAATCAACACCAAAGGTGCTGGTGGTGCTGCTCTAGTTGGCACACAACCTAACTCCAATGGTATTGCTGCTCCTGATGAAATGCGCATGGCTCTATATAACTCCGCTGGTCTTCCAGAGTTCTATGGCATTACCCTCATGGTAATCAATGAACTTGGTGTTGGTCAGAAATACAATACCATCTTTGGTTCAGTATATTCTCCTAGTGGCAGCGATATTAGCTTCAATGCTTCAACCCAGCAGGTTGCAGTTGGTCTTGACCGTGGCCGCGAGTCCCTCATTCGCGCTACTGCAATTGACAGCGACAGCGGTTCTGAGTTCAGCCTTATCGCTGACGACCAGTACAGCATCCGTCAGAACAAGATCGGTTACTTCGGTTCCCTCGAAGAAGGCCGTATGGTTCTCGACAACCGCGCTCTACTCGGCGTAATCGTCTAATAGAGATAAACTTGGGGGACTGCTCGAAAGGGCAGTCCCCTTTTTTTGTTTACTTTTAAAAGTTTTAATGTAATATTATATATGAATCTAAAAGATGAACTAAACAATATCGAGCATATCAATGGTAAAGAATATAAAGAAAAAATTATTGAACTAGAAAAGATTCTTGGAGTTCAAGAAGTTAACCCTTTTAAAACAACTGATCCTGAAATCTTTGAATCTCGCCTTGCAGAAATGAACTATTCTGAAATGCAGGCTTTAGCCATGCGTGTCGGACTCAGCCCATATCTTCAAAAGCCACAACTCAAAAAGGCTCTAGCCAAGCAGTTTAAGAGCTACAATTTAAACTCTACTGGTAAAATGCTGCCTCTTTCCACAAAGTCAGTTCAGCTAGATCCAAATAATCCCCAACACCGAGAAACCCTTAAAATCTTAGGAGAATTTTAATGAGTGCATATTCTGATTTAGCACACGAAATTTTTAGCGTAGAGTTCGGCTCTGATACAAGTATTACTACTTTTAGTCAAATTAGTGGTTGGTTTTCTACCAATTTAGGTTTGTTAAA